CAGCGTGCGTGAACACCAGCTTAGGGAAGTCGCTATCTGTGTCGAATGTCAAGCGAGTAGTCAACATGTTCAGGTTGTAGCCTGACTGCGCAACGTACTTGGCGTACTGGAGGAAAGGCATGTGCTCAACATCACCTTGACCGAACAGCGATTTCTGCGGCAGGATGAGCTGAAATATATCTCCACCGACATTGTTGCGGAGCACCACACCCAGACGCCATGAGAAGCGGCAAGCGGCACGACCAGCACCGCCGGAGCCTTTGATAGCCTTGGGGCACTCTTTGCAGTTTTGACCTTGTGGGTCAGCAACGTCAGCGTCAGGGCGCTCACCATCGCTAGACCAGCAGTCAGGGATAGAAGTCTCGTCAGCGTTGTACTCAGCGCCGTAGTAAGACTTCTGCACAGACTTGCTACCGTTGACGATAACGACGTCCATGTGTGGGTCAGTGTTCTTGGCAATCTCTTTGCCGCCGTCAACGAGACGGAAGACACGCCCGCGCAGTGTGATGCGCTTCATGCTACCGCCTGATGATTTGAACGCTTGGGTGAAATCATCCAGCTTCACATTTTGCAAATGCTCTGGCAGGTTCTCGCGGAATGTAGTAGTGATGTTGCTCATCTTATTTCTCCTTAAAGTGATGGCTTGCGTTTGACAGTAACAGCGTAACGGCTGTCGACGTTGAGACCTTCGGGGTACTCATCTGGATGTTGCTCCAGAAAATCTTTCATGTTGGTGTCGTGCACGCGTTTGTGCAGTACGCCATATGCTTTGTACTTATCAACTAAACGATATACAGCATCCCAGTTTGTTGGGTTGTAACGCTTGGTCACGCGCTTGATGACTGTGTATTTTTCAGTGGACATGCTTGTCGTGTTTTCAGCAAGCATGATGTCGATGAGCTTAGATTCGATCTCGGCGAGTTGATCGGAGTAAACCTTATCTTCCCCCTCGAAAACTTCTCTTTTTGCTTCGCGCTCATTGCGAATGTCGACGTACCTATTTGATAGGTCGGCAACTGTTTCAGTGTCAACTATGCTCTCATTCATAAAAACTCCTTGTTGTAGTGAACCTATATTATATGGCTAAATTAGACTTTGTCAAGTGTCAGCCAATTCTTTTTTGTAAAGATCAATCACTTTGTTGTGATTTGTTATGTTGCTTTGTAGCATTCGATAAAGTTTCTTCTCTATCGGACTACCTTCGATGTGCACGATCGTCATGTTGTTTTTCTGACCGGGCCTATCAATACGAGCGTTAGCTTGCAAGTATGTTTCTGTCGAAGTAACAGGAGCGTACCAGATGATAACGTCCGCCGCAGTAAGGGTTACCCCATGTGATGCGGCTTGTGGTTGGATGACTAGAACTTTTGGTTCTGACTTCTCTTGGAATCGCTTGAACGTATCTGAACGTAAACGCATACCAACATCACCATGAATAACCTCTGCGGCTATGCCCGCTTTAGTTAAGTATTCATGTACCAACTCTATAGCATGACGAAACGGAACAAAGATAAGAACTTTGTTGCTAGTTTCGTTAATAACTTCTTCTACTACACGTAGTCTTTCGGATACATCAAAGTGCACCACGGCTCCACTGTCGCTATAAACTGCACCACAAGATATTTGTAGTAACTTGTTCATGCGTGCGGCGGCATTGACTGTGCTGATCTCTTCCCCCGCTGTCTCCAAAAGCATCTGACTCTTGAGTTCTTGGTAATACTTTCGTTGCGTGGGCGTAAGTGGGGCATCGCGGAATACGTGCGTAACAGGTGGCAAGTCCAAGCAGTCTGCCTTAGAGAAGCGGATAGCGGGTTGCAACATCTCATGCACAGTCTTCTCTGCATCAGGGCGTGGCTCCCAACGATACATACCGAAGTTCTGCATGACCGACTCGCGGAAGTCACCAAAGAATCTAGGCGCACGCTCAGGAGCGCACAGCTTACCTAAACCGTAAGCATCCATAGGAGACTGCGCGGCTGGTGTTCCAGTAAGCATCCACAACCACGTCTTGTCGGTCACTAACTTGTTCATGAGTTTCCAGCGTCGAGTCTGTACGTTCTTGTACGCGTTAGCCTCGTCAATAACGATGAGATCAAACATACCGGTCTTGATAGTCTCTTCCGCAATAGCAGGGATACCGTCATAGTTAATGATTACGAAGTCGACGTTGCTCTTAGCTATTTTCAATCGCTTCTTAGCATCGCCATACGCTACGTCTACGCGTCTGTGCGTGGCGAACTTGAACAAGTCCTGTTGCCAAGCACTCTGCATGATAGACAAAGGGCACACGATTAAGACGCGCTTGATCACGCCCGCGTTGAGCAGGTAGTCAGCCGCCCAAATTACTGAGGCGGTCTTGCCCGTACCTTGTTCATTGAAACAAAACGCCCGCTTGCGCAATGACAAGAACGACGATGTTTCACGCTGGTGGTCGAATGGCTCAAACCCCATAGGGCGAGGCCACTTGTAGTCACGCTTGATAGGTGACGGCACATGCTTCATGTACTGGCTAAGTACGCGTGCTGCCGGAAGATTCCACTTCACAGCTACCTCGTACCGCCCGTCACCGTAGTTCATGACAACCTCGCTGTCGGGGATTGTCTGCGTGATACGTGCAGGGTATTTAGTTTTAACCACGAGTGTGTGGTCGGCTAGTATCTGCATGTTATTTCATTGAACTATCAGGGTTTCGTTTGAATGAGCGGTTCTTACTGGGGGCTTCAAGTCGGACTCCGTTCTTATTGCTTCCTCCCTTAGATAAAGCCTTGACGTGTGCAACATCTTTGCCGCTTCTGTCGACACCTTTGGCGTCAAGTTTTCTACGGGCACGCTGGCGCTCCATCCGGTCAGGCAACTCACCTCTAGATTTTTGTTGTTCATACTCTTTCTTGTAGGGTCGGGGCTTGTTTACGTAAGGCATCTTCTTTTTCCTTCATGATGATTAAGGTATTTTGGAGAACGCGGGCCTCAGCTACCAAGATAAGGCACAGCTCAGAAGCCGTGTTTATGTCACGGTCTAATAGCTGATTGTGCATCTCTTTCAGTAAATTTTCAATCCGCATCATGGGTGACGCGTAGTCAATAAATGTGGTCATAACAGTGCTTCCTCATAGTGTTGTTTAGTAGATTCGCGCATTACTTTTTCTAACAGCTTTGGGTCTGCTCGCTCGAACGGATTCCAATCGTTCTTGGTTATTAGCGAGATGGTTTCTTCGTTCTTCATCAATTGCCTCTTGCGGGACAATGACTTCTTGGGTTGTAAATCTGTGTTCGTTTGCACACTCTCTCCTTCTTGTGTACCCAAATGTGGGCGATCTTGTTGTTTGTTTTACTAGCGTCCATGCTCCGCATGTGGGGCATTTCATTCCAACTCCTGTAATTTTTTAAGTGCGCCCCAAAAGAATTTGGTGTTAGTGGGACGCCATGCGGTTTCATACATATCGTCTGAGTCATCGAGGTCTTCACAAACTTTTTTGGCGCATTCAACTACTTCGGTTAAATGCACGTATGCTCTAGCCCCGTGGTCGAACCCCATTTCATATGCTTGCGTCATTGCATCAATCGTTGACGGCGGTACTCCCGCGCTACCTAATAGCGCAACCATTTCTTCTTTTTTCATATGTCCTCTCTACACAACATGACGATAGCGACACCGACAATCACAACGACCGCCGCACCCAAACACAGTAACAAAACTATCCACGCGATTGTTTCAAGCATCTTGTTCTCCTATATCTTTAAGTTTCTCTTGCAGCCTACGGATACGCTGGCGGTTGTACTCAACTACGCTGGTAGCGTACTCAAGTGATTTCTCCGCTTGCATCTTTGATAGAAGCGCGTCGCGCATTTCAATATCAATGATTTCTTTTAGTGTCCTCGGTCGCAACATATCTCTAAGAAAGGCTACCAAGGTTTCTCGTTTGGTCATATGTTCTCCTCCTGTTAGTTGGTTCATAATAATTTTCGGGTGCAACGACTTCTCTGAGTTTAAAGTCGGGATGCAATAGTCTCCGCAACGCTCTCATCTCAATCTGTCGAATACGCTCCGTTGTTAGGTCATACATCCCTGCTATTTCATAAAGTGTATAGTCGCATTCAAGTCCAATACCAAACCTAAAACGCAGTATTTTTGCTTGTCTAGGTGTTAGCACATCGAGTATTTCTTGTACAAATGCTGAGACTTCTTTCCTATACAACTCTTCTTCGGGACACTCACACTCTGTAAGTTGTGGTGGTGGGCATGGCAACTCAGGAAACGACTCATCGTTTTTATACCCGCTGTAGTAATACGCTTGATTCAGTTCATAGCTGGCGTTTACCATCGTGCCATAGGGTATGGTCTGCCCCTTGTTTATCTTGCCGTAAGGTCTAGGCATCAATACTCCATCCATCCAGTAATAATGTACTTGTCGTTAGATAAGGGCGGATTCCCACGGTGCGTGTGAGTGTAGGTAGCAGGCCAAATAACCAGCGTACCTGCTTTAGCTTTAATTCGTTTGTGTAAATATAAGAACTCTGTCTCGCCACCTTCTTCTACGTCGTTTAGATAGAACATCCAAACAACCAAACGGTTGGAAGTTTTTATATCCCCATTCTCAAAGTGCCATCGGTGATACCCACCACCTATTTGAGTCTTTTGTACACGCATTGAATGTACGCTGTGCGTGGCACACGAATCTCTTAAAACAGAATACGCACTTACATACTCTTGGTACTTTTCCCCAAGATTGAATAAAACTTCCGATGCAAAGTGGATATTCTCAAGTGACAAGTTCAAGTCTTCAAACTTATCTATGGGAAAGAATGTCTCGTCATCTTTGGTATGTCTAGGCCCATCACCCATGCGGTCACGGGTAAATGTTTTGTTTAAACCTTTAACTGTTTCAAAATAATTGATGTAATTTTTACACGTCTCTGATGACATGGCGTTTTCAAAGACCGCTATGTGTTGGTCTAATATCATGGTGTTTCTACTTTTTTATGGGCGCTGTTAGCGCAAAACAAAAACTGGGCGATTGAGTACCGCCCCTCATCGGGAGTCTGACTTTTTACTGGCAATACTTGATGTGTTACACAACTTGGGAAGAGAACCAGTCGGTTGTTTAAAGACTCTATGACTAAACCAAAATCAGGAAAGGTGAACTCCCCGCCAGTAAACGCATCGGGTGCTTTACAAAGAAACGTACACGCACTCAGGCATGACGTATCAGCATGGGCTTTGTAGTAGCCACCATCGGGATAGTAGTTTAGAAGCGTTACATCTTGGTTGCCTGTATTTAGATAGCCAAATATAGGTGACGCTTTGATAAGCCCATTGGTCAGTTCGGGACTCATGTACAACTTACGATTGAATGTAAGTATGCTAGACATGCTACGCATTTGAGTTTGGTAAACATCATCTAGCATTACGCCAAGACCTTGCTTCTTGTAGCCTTTATCTTCTGTTCTACCCGCTTCCGTTTGCTCTGGCGACAAAAGTTTTGATTTCAAAAAGTCTACCTCTTGCCAAATCAAAAGTAACTCTTCTTGGGTGTAGAAGTTATCAATAACCGCATACGGAAAAGGACTAACGGACACATCGACGTTCATGTGTTCTCCTCCTTTAGTTTGGCTTCTATGGCTTTGGCAAATTCTAAAGTTGGTTCGATTTCCCAATCACCGACAGGTAACAGTTCAATAGCCTCCTCTTCGGTTAACCCAACCCATGTTCTTTGTGGTAAATGCTCAAGATGATTTTGTGTCTTCCAACCCATTGCATCGGCGTACCCTTTCTGATACGCCGCATCGACTGCTGGCTTGAGCATATCTACCGCTGTCTCAGTCAGTTTGGTTTGGGCTTCCAACATCTCTGTTAACTTGGCAATCTGTTCTTCGTGTGTCATGTGTTCTTGCTCCTTAGTTTGTTACTGATGTATGCCACAAGTTTGCCCATCGGGATACGTTCGCTACCCTCTTCTTTGAACTCAACCCAACGCTCAACCTCTTCTATCTCTTCATCCGTCAACCCAACCCATGTGCGAGGCATTGCCTGATAAAGCAGGTCACGAAAAAAGTCTATTGGCAGCGTTACTTCTTCTGCGCCTTCCGCTCGCTGCAAGTGAGACAACAAAAT